GCGTGCTTACTCCTCAATCTTATCAGTCAACAAACACCCAATCCTCAGCCAGCATATCAGCCTGGCTTGCCAGCCATCCCATCTGCACGCCACTCGTGCCAACAAAAGCAATGGCTTTATTCCCTATGTCATTATGTATGCAGTTTACAACCTCTCCCTCTGCATTTTTATAGCTGATACTGGTTGCCAGTTCAATGTGCTGATTTTTTCCATTCCATCCCTGTCTTTTAACTTTCAAGCCGCGTTTCATGTATTTAATGGCATCACCAAAATCAAATGTGGCAGTTCCTCCCAGGACGGGTGTGTTTTCTCCATTGGCCGGAACCCAATCCTCCGATAACACATTCTGCAATGTATATTCCACTCTTTGTGTTTCGCGAATATCAAGCCGCTGATTATCCTTTGTGTACATGACGACGGTTTCCTTCTTCGGGTCCCAGCACCAATACCCTCCCCAGGACGGGAGTTTCATTGGGATACCTTTTTTCATCTGATTCAGTGCGTCCAAAAAATTCATATATTTCCCTCTCTTTCCGTTGCGATATCGCAACAAATAAAATACCACCGGCCTTATTGACTGGTGGTATTAAAATTCTATAAATTCACATAATCAAGAAGTTATCTGGCAGGCGTACCATGCTCCTGCATCTCTCGGGTTTCCCCTGTCAAACCATCGGCGTGTGGACGGGTACGAAATCTTCCACCTCAGATAACTTCTCTTTTATGTTACTCACATTGTATCATTTTTATTCCTTTTTGTAAAGGATTAGCTTATTTCTAAGCAATCTATTCCATTCCTTTTCATCTATTTTCATAAATGTTATGATGGAATTCTTAAATCCTGGATTATCCGTTGATGTTGTCAATCTAAGCACAGTTTTAAACTGCCGTTCGTTAGATTCCTTTATCTCTTTTAGGATTAACGCTGTGTTGGGTTTCTTTGTTTCAACAATATAGTCCGGTTCCTCCACAATTAGTTTCAAATACTCACAGTATTTTTCGTAATCATTTGGATGGCGTTCTTTAATATGACCGATACGCTCATCTGTTATAATAACTTCGTCTGTGACTATGTCTTCCGTAATACACTTATATATCTCTTTGTCTATCTTTCCGACTGGATGCACCTGTATTTCCTCTTCTGTATCTATTGGCTTTATTATATCAGGTTCTGTATCTTTTGCAATAGTTCCCCATTCTTCTCTCTTTGCCATATACCGTTCCTGATTTTCTTTGTCCAGCGAATAAGCTACCAGCCGCCTGAACTTTTCAGCCTGACGCTCTGCATACTGCCGCTTTGTCTCCTTCTGATTTGCCCGTTCAACGGCATCCAGTTCCTCCTTGGTCCAGGTGTCGTCCGCAGTGGAGATTCCAGGGAAGTATGTTGTGTGGCTGTCCTTGCAACGTGGATGATATAGACCGGCTGCTATAGCTTGGCTCATCAGCGGGTACAGCCCATCGGATTTCTTTCCACCTGACCACACATCATCAATCAGGACCTTGCCAACAAATGGCAGGCACTTCGGACACGGGTTCCCGCGCTTGTTGACAATCACGGTAGTAATCCCCCATTCCTGCCGCTTCTCTCCCTCGCCCTGCAGGTAAGCCCGCTTGCTGGCCGTCCGGATGGCCATGTCGGCATAATCTGCCAGGGTATGACGGGCACCATTGGCATACTCTACACAGTTAAGGCCCCGTGAGAGCATATCCCTGGTAGCCATGTCCACTGCCTTCTCGTAGGTTCCTGCACCGGTATTGGCATAAACCTGGGCATTGAAGATTGCCTTACGATAATCATCATTAGCTTTACGCAGGACAGCCGTCTCCGCCGCTTCCATGTCGTGGGTAGTGGCCTCGATCAATGCTTCCAGCTTCCGGTCATTCAGTTTAAAAAACTCGGCGGTGGCACCTTTGCTGATTTTCCTGGCTGGAAATCCTTTGCGGATGGCGTTCAGTATCTGGATTTCCTGCTGCATGTTCCCACGCTGCCTGGACATTCTGATAAGCTCACCCATCTCGTTGTTGAGATTCCGAAACAGCTTTCCATACCGTTTTCGATTCTCCCGCTTGTACTTCTCCAGGGCCTTTAGTTGTTCGGCCTGCCACATGGACCACTCAATGCCTTCCTTCGTTTCCTCGGCACGGTGGCGGTCCATGTTCCGTATCATAGACTTGATAAGTTCATCCTCTATGGCCTGGAAGGCAGCACCTATATCATACTCATTATGTTGCACTCATCAGCGCCCCTTCCGCTCCAGGCGTGCCTCCTTCTGACAAATACACTCCCTTATTTGCATACACCTTGAATCCCTGCGCCTTGAATTGCCGTGTCAACGCCTTGAGCTGGGTCACGCTGCTGCATTTATCGCAACGCAGTTCCGCGTACCCCTGCTTCTCAATTGCGTAGATACCCAGTGGTACCTGTTCCTTTGCCACCTGCAGCAGTCCCTGGTACTCCTTCTGGCTCATCTGATACAGACGGTTCATTACCTTGACCTTCATCTGGCTTTCCTCCCTTCATGTTAAGTTGAAAACTGCCAGCAGCCGTATTGATTCCGGGTTCTTCCACTTTCGCAATGCCCTGCTCCGCTTTCAGCCTGGCAATTTCCTCCTGCTTCCACTTCTCGTCCTTGCTATCACCATACAATTCCTCCACCTGAGCCTCGATGCTCATCATTGGAACGCCGGGACGGGCCTTGGCCAGGGTCTCCACCTGGCTCTCAAAGGATGGGTTTGCATACTCACCGAAGGGGATATCCACTTTGACCTCCTCCACCCCCTTACCATGAAGGATATTGCAGGCGTTGATTGCCGCGCTGACCAGCTCCGGAAGAGTCTCCTGCAGAGCCTCCACAATAGCATTCCGGGTGTACAGGGTAGCTTTTTCCTTTTCGCGCTGCGCTTCGGCGTTGTCCAGCTTCTTGACATCAATCCCCAGAGTGGATGGGCTGATAACGCCCTGCAGGCACAGGTCCAAAGCTGTACAATAGGACGCAAGATAACTATCGTGGGGGATAGTTGGCTGCACCACATTGACCTTGTTATCTGCATCCTCTGACATATCATTATCAGAAGCAAAATATCGGTCGTCAAATGGGTTCGGCCGGATGACCTTCCCTGTCTCCGGGTCGTGTGGCACCAGGCAGTCCGGTATGTACGTCTTGGCCCGACCAGCACGCAGCGCATCCATCCACTGGGACCAGGCCTCGTCAAAGGCATCAAAACTGTCCAGCTTACCGTCAAAGATGCTGCCACCGCGTCCCTCGTATTTGGTGGATTCATAGACTTGCAAGGGTACGGCCAGCATGACTGTATCATCAAACTTCGTATCTTTTATTCCCTTTGTGGCATCGATGGCATTAAGGGGCACCGACGTGTCACCCTTATACAACTCGTTACGTATATAGCCGTATCCATAATGCTCATACAGGACATACTGCTGATACCCGGATTTGTAGGGGGTCTTGAAAACAACTTCCTTCACCCGGTCCCGGTTTCGGACAATCTCAACCCGCTCCCCTGGATACCACTCCAGGATTGGATACTCACTGACGGTCGTGTCAACCGTGACCTTGAAGGCGCCGTCCCCGATGTACAGGACCTCCTTCAAGGCCTTCTCCAGCTTACGAGTGAACTTATTATCCTTTGCAATGTCCTCCCACAGCTGCCGCTGCTGGTCGTTACCTGCAAAATCAAAATCATTCATGTCATCCAGGACAATGCCTGACAGGATACGGATAATCAGCCCGGGCAGGCCGGTATGTATCTTGCGCATCTCCATACCCGGTGTACACCTGCTGGCCCAGAACTTGTATCTGTCAGCGTACTCTGGAGCCTGCTGATACATCTGCTCCAGCTCGTTACCATCACCACGGTACCAGATGCGATTTCGGATGGCATTGGTCTCGAAGTCCAGGACCTCGTTAATCTGGATGCAGTTCCCGCTGGCCGGTACCACATTCAGCCAGCTGCGGATGCCCCGCTTGATAGTCTCACTCATGTTGTTCAGCCACCTCATTTCTTCTCAGCCTCCTCGAATCCAATCAGGTTCCGGTATGGTATCCAGGCATACTGATTGGCATTAATGGTATGGTCGTTCCTGTCCTCCGGCTTGTCCTTCTCGTCATCCCAGGAGTACCGGTCCAACTCGGACAGATGCTCCGCACAGGTATCTACTACTAGGTAACACCCCTGCTGTATCCAGCCCAGCTGCAGGTTGATACGGTCGATGATTCCCAGCTGCTTGTACGCATCCCAGAAGTTATACAGACAGCCCTTAAGCCGCTTGTATTTGCGTAGCTCCGTGATGGTCGCCTGGTCCGCATTGTCTATGTATATATCTTTCGCAAAACCCCAGTCCTTGCGGCATTGCTCCAGGAATGCCACAAACTTGACTGCTGTGTCACTGGGGGCCAGTGGGACATCCAGTTTGGCGTTGTTGTAGACCTTCTCAGCCAGGGTAACAAGCTTTCTGTCCTCCGTGATGCCCTGGAATATCATAGCTATGGTATCCGGAGACTTGGAAGAGTAGGATGTGTCCAGGGCCGCCGTAAACTTCTTAAATTTCAGTGTCTTGGCCTGCTGGACTGTGATGACATGCTTAGACCGCTCAAAGTTGGAGAAAATAAGGCCGGTTGCCTTACCACGCAGGCCCTGAATCTTATTCTTCCAGATTTTCGTACCCTTCGGGGTATTGGCCATTATCTGTTCCAGCTTCTCCTCGGACAGTCCCAGGTTGTGGGTAAAAGAAAAGAACCAATGCACCCAACCGGGTTTTGGTTCCTCCTGTAATTCGTCCATTATCTCTTTTGGCGTCTCATCCGCCCACTCAGGCAGTGGCCTGGAACAGTTGATATACTCCTTATACACATCCAGGCCCGGGTCATCCGGATTGAGCGTGGCCATCAGATAGTCGCTTCTCATAGCGGCCTCACGCACAAACTCAATGTCTGCCGTGTTAATCTCATCAATGTACAGGCATCCGTACTGGCCGCCCAGGGCATCCTTCCACTTGCGTTTGTTACCGTAGCCGACAACAAAGATAATCTTATCACCACCGGATGTGTGGAAGATGATGTGGGGCATGTTGTAACCACCGCCGCCATTACCCTTGTACTCCACCAGTACGCCGAAGTCATCCAGGATACCCAGGTCCTTCTGGACGATGTTCTTCTCAGCGGCGCCTGTATCATCCGCAGCCAGGATGTGCAGCTTCTTTGGGCTTTCGGCTACCTTAAGCATGAATTTGAATAACCCCACCGTGGTCTTGCCGGCCGCCGTGGTACCCTCCAGGAACTCCACCGGGGCATCACAGCGCAGGAACGCCTTGTACTTATCCGACAGCAGTAATCTACCCGCGCTCATTACCCACCACCACGCATCTGCTGGAGCAGGTCGTCAAGCTTGGTCTTTTCGGTATCCAAGCCGCCGGACAGCTCCACCTTATCCTTAAACATCCCCAGATGGCGCCCCAGGAGCTCCAGGGCTCTTACCCTGTCATAGGTTTCCACGTTTATCCCAAACTTAGTTTCTTTGATTGCGGAGATAGCCGCCCGCTTCTCCTCTGGCAGTTCTTCAGTCGGGATTATTCGAACCACATCCCTTGTCTGCATCTGACCGGTATCTGGATCCACCACATAAGAGTTGTTCCGGATAACCGGCTCCCGCACAACATGTGCAAAATCGGTGCCGTTTGCACTGGCAATCTTCCGCAGCTCCTCCAGCACCC